CGGCAATGGATTGCCTTCTCTTCTATTATCTCTTGAAACTATGCCCTCTAAAATTTTTTCTTTATCCATAGGTATAACTATGTCTTCGCTATCCATCTTATCATCAAAAACAAGGGGTAAATCTCTACCTGTTGTCATGTCCGGCATTACTGAAGATTTTGGTACTTGTATTAATTTTGGATTACCGTCTTTGTCTTGTGTTATTATTATAACCATTTCTTCGTCTTCCATTGTTTCATTTGGTAAACTCATTACACCTTTCGGGTCTTGTGTTCCTCTATCAAAACCTACTCTACCACCTACGGCATACTCTTGTGTGTTTGCTGTAACAAATTCCATTACTTCTTCCTCTGATGCGTTTGGATTTAAATTTCTATAATAACGTTCTAAGTATCCTGACGGATCTCTAGCTAATTCTGCTTCAGCTTGTTCTGGCGCCATGCCAAGTGTCTTTGTTAAAAAAGTAGATACTAATCCTAATGTGGCTGCTTTACCTATAGTGCCTTTGCCACCACCTGTTACTAATGAGCTTAAGGGTTTATCAAAAAATTTAGCAAAAGGTCCTGATCTTGTTGGAACTTGCATTGCATCTGGAATACTTTTTAAAATACCTAAATTTTTGCCGGTGGTTGTTAAATTTGCTAAAACATTACTAGGAGATAAAAAACTACCTTTTCCTAAAAATTTAAAACCAGTTCCTGCTTGACCTGCACCCAAAGCTCCAAGTCCTGCTGTACCTGCATATAATAATGCAGCTTTACCAAGATCAGACTTTGCTATCTTCTTCACTGTCTTACCAACCTTTTTGACGGCTTTTTTAATACCACCAAATATAGCAGGTTCTCTAGGCACGATGTCCATAATGCCACCACCCATTCGTAATTGTCTCTCCATCTGTCCTCTTGATATTGTCATAATTTAGCTAAATTGTTAAGGCAGGCTTACAAATCCTGTGATAGGATAATCTACTTAATTTTGTCTTTGTCGTCAATCTTTTTTAAATTCAAGGTTAAATCGTCTATTAGCTTACCCCTAAACTGATACTCTCCTACATGAACCACATCATCTAGCACATATAAGTGGCATTTACCACCAATAGCTGTCCATCTTTTACAAAAACCGAAATCTTCACCGTAATATCGTTTTGTTTCAGGTTCATGATAAGTATCAAAAAAATTATAAAAATAAGGTCTAGGCACTTCTTTGCCGTTTATTATAGTAGGTTGTGTAATTTCTAAATTAGGGTATGCTTTTATCATTTTTTCAAACACTTGTTTTTTAATTAATAAACATCCAGTAGGAACATGAGTTACTTCTGCTACTCCTTCTTTAACTTCTATTTCTGTTTTACCTTCTAATTTAATAGGCCATGTAAAACCTAAACGAGAAAGATCCTCTGGTGTCATGCCTTCTTTTTTTCTTTTATTTACTTTATTCCAATCAATGGTTTTCAGCACATAGGGGGCAGCTATAACTTCTTTATCTTTATCTATCATAGAAAAGATTGTCTCTGCTTGAAACTCTATATCTGAATCTACAAATAAAAAATGCGTGTAAGGGTGCTTGTCGCATTCTTCTAGAAAATTAGAAACAGATAAGTTTCTACCCTGAGTTACCAGAGAAGATTTTAGTAAAGAAAAACTAACCATAATACCTCTTGCAAAACATGCTTGTTGAAACTTTAGTAAAGACTGTGTGTAATGAATAGAACACTCTGAATGACAAGGAGTGGCCACAAAGATAGATACTTTGTTATTAGGGCTAACTTTATCATTTGGTTTACTTAACCAGATAGGTTTATTATTTTGCACTTGTTACTCCCTTTAAAAAATTAGTCCAAGAGTATGCTATCTTTTTCCAGTTATAATATTGATTTACATATTTCATCTGCATTGAAAGATGTTTCTGTATGCCTTCTCCATTTAAATTAACAGCAGCGTGTTCTACAGCGTATGCAAAATTAGCAGCTAGATTTAGAGGATCTTCTTGATAAGGGACATAAGTAGAAAACTCTGCACAAGTTTCATACAAAGCTCCAAGGTCTGTTGTAATAGTATATAAGCCAGCGGACATTGCTTCTATTGCTGATATACAAAAAGTTTCTTCCCATATACAAGGATAAACAAACATATCATATTTATGTAGATTTTCTTTTATGTATTCATTTGGTTTATACCCAATGTAATTTACGTTAGGTAATTGTTTTGCTTGATTATATAATTCTGTGTAGTGGTGATCATTCATTTGTTTAAACGCTGTTCCATATACATCGCAAGAAGAATACACATCTAACTCTATATTAGGATTTTTTATAAGTTGCATAACTGCAAGCATAACGTTCAAACCTCTCCAAGGTGTTGGATGAAATATTAGTCTTACTTTCTTATCTTTCTTTTGAAGTTCTCTAGGTTTTATTCTATCTATTCCATTTTTAATAACTAGGCATTTGTCAGTTGGAATACCAAACTCTCTTCTAAACTGTTCATAGTTCCAATGTGAATTAAATATATACCAGTCATACTTCTTGTGATTTTTTTTATCTAAAAACCATGGTCTTAAGTTAGGTTGGTCATGAGAATTTTTTTGCCAAAGTATATTAGGCTTTGTTGGATGTAACGGAATCTTTTCTGGAACTGAAGTTGTAATTTGAACTTTATCTAAAAGATCTTTGTCGACATATCTTTCTAGGTATTCAAATTGTAATTCAGTACCACCTCGTGGTGCTTTCATAAATTACTTTTTACCCATTACTTTTTGCAGCAAATCTAATCCTTTATTTGTTACGGTAACTGTTGTGTCTACCGATAGATCTTCTATGGGATGATGTTCTAAAAATTCTTCTCTAGACTCATACGCTTGATCTGTAGACTTGCTTCTAAAAGTTTGTCTTGTTTTAGTTTCTATTTGTACTGGTTCTTTCTTATCCATTTTCTTGAGATCTATCTATCAAAAGATAACTTATTTGTCCAGTGATTTCGTTAGCCGTACCTGCTTTTATTTTTAACATATCTCCTGCTTCAAGATTAATTACATCTTTTAATAAATTTACAGAGCTTTTATTAAGTTGTGCATGAGAAAAGCTAACATCTGATCCCCCTGATTTTTTGATAAATAAATCCACATCAACATTACTTGCAGTATCATGCGTTGCTTGAACTGTTTTTACAATAGCCACTGAAGAAGAGTTGATTGTTAACGCTGTGGTTAAATTTGTTGTAGTTAGATTGAAAGTAGTGCTTTTAAAAAAATTTGCCATGTTAACTTAGAAACCAATTCTTTTGTTCTTCTTCTTTTTTTATATCCATTTTATAACCAAAGTTAAGTTGATTCTTTAGAGTATCTAAAGCTTCAATAAGTTGTCTTTGATTATCCACTTTATATTCATCTACTGGATCTGGAAAGACTGGTGTTATTGTACCCATTATCTTCTACCTCCTGCGTGAATATCTAATCTTAAAGTGCCATATCTCCAAGACTGGTCCTTACCGTCATTCTCTATTTTTATACTTACTTGTCTACCTCTAACTCTTGTGCTTTTAAAATCAGTTGTTGTATTTACTGTGAAAGGCCCTGTAACTAAAGGATAATCAGAATCAGTCTGTGTTGATTCTGCAGGATAGTTTCTAAACCTTAGAGTTACTTTTGCGTCTCCTTGTAAATTTTTAAAGTCAGGTATAAATCTAGATACTCTCATAATGTTTTCACCTGCTCCATTTAAACCTTGTTGCGCGTCTAAATCATAATCACCTGACACTATGAAAGAAGTTATTGCAAAAGAAGTGGTGTTAGCAAGAACAGCATTAGTGCCTGTCTCATGTGACCAATATCTTGTTGCTCCATTTGAATTAGTTACACCATTGATTACTGGAAAAGTAGGAGTAGTTGTTGCTAAAAATTCAGTGGCATAAGGTAAAGGATATGTTGAGGTATCTTGATAAGTGGTTCTAGATAATGAACCTGTAGCCCATGAGTTTTCACCATAGTTGTAAGATACAATTCTATCTATTTGAGTAGAACCTGCTTTTGGATAAAACCAAAAGATTTCATTATATAAACTGTTGTGAGCTCCAAAGGCAACTTTACTTGCTTCAAAGTTAATACCTAGATTATCGTTCCCACTCGTAAATACAAAGTCTTCCACTAATGATGCAAGTTGTTTTACCGTACCATCAAATTTAAAAAAGCCTCCTCCAACACCCATCCAATAGACTGCACCTTGAGCAAAGACTGCTGTGTGTTGAGATAGACAT